TTAAAAAGATTGACCAAGCTGCCCACAATAAATCTGGGGGCAGAGTAGCATCAAAATTCCCGTAGTCACCATCCAAGCATCTATCAGAGCCCTTGGCAATGATATGCTTGGTGATGCGATCCCAATCTTTGTAAAAGTCGAGACCAACAGCCATTTCGAATGGTATAGGGTCTGTTAAAATAACAAAACCTAACCATAGAAAATACTTCCTAACGAGGTATGTTGCTTCTATGGATGAACCATAAAACACCCTCGTCTTCATCTTCTTGACAGGCGTAGGCTCATCTTTTAAACTCGCCCTGAAGAATAAATCCACCGGAAGTCCCTGAGCCAAACGTTCTTCTATTGTTTCTATGCTCTCCATTACTTCCGGCGTGAATTGCTCAACACCTGCATCTATTTCTCCCTCCACCAAATTTCTTTTGGCTGTACAATATGGGTAACCTGCTGACGTTTTCAATTTCATACCGTCAATTCCAGATATGCCTGGAATGCCATTGACGTTTTCCTTGAAAGTTAAGATCCCTGGTTTGTGCCCACTTTCCGTTTTGAAATCAGGTTGAAACCATTTTTTAAACTTCTCGACTCTTGGTTTCACGTGACTCCAGTACTCTTCAGTGGCGTATACTATGTCACCCTCCGGGAACAACTTCTTGGGCTTGGCCAATAAATGCCCAACCCTGTTCTTTGTCTCCCACGACGGAGTTTCGGGTCTAAATTGACTGGCCCGCCCATAAGGTTCTACACCAGCGCTTGGGTCGATTTTAGTAACAGCTGCTACTAAATCCAACCCATTTTTCTCAAAGAGGGATGGCCCCACGTCGCTAGAAGGGGTTACACCCCGAATTCTTGGCGGCGCTCTGCCAATGTAAGCCAAGCCATTTTCCGCGTCAGGTGTGGGCTTATGCACACCACGAAATGCGCTTTTGGGGTGTTGCCCCTTAACATACTCGCCTTGGATTGTGGCATCCACAGGCGGCGATGTTGCGTACCGCGGGTCACTAGCGTTCCTTGCTTTGCTCACCAAATCATAAGTGATCACAGCTTTCACATTTTGTAATTCACTATGAGTTGGTCTAAAAATCATGAAATGTTTACAGTCTCTTGCACCTCCCAGAACACCAACGATCATTCCGTTGGTATCAATGACTGGCGATCCACTTATACCGTGGTCAAGAGCTTCATTCTGTTCGAACAAAACTCCTGTATAGCCATATGTCCTGGTTGGGCCTGTGTCCGTGTAAAGCTGTGAAGTTCTTGACCCAGTCATCCGACCGTGCAAAACCACTCTTTTGAGAGAGTTCTGACACCTAGGATCGATTCCTAAAACAAATACTTCTTGCCCATTTTGCAAGGGCGTTTCAAAGTCAATGAGGTATCTCAAATCTTTACCAGGAGAGCATCTCGTTTCAAAAAAACAAATATCATTGCCTCTATGGAAAAAATCAATTTCCCCGTCCGAGACAACTTTTTGCATGGATACAAATCCATCCACCTCAGCATTTTCATTTGTGTTGTTGCCCAAGTATATAGAGGCGGGCGCTGTTATGCTTCCAATCACATGATCAGCAGTTAACCAGCTTTGCCCTGCGACTCTCAGCACAACGCCGGATGTTTTGTTGGGTATAACCAACCTTCCAATGTGTTTATATATCACATTGACAGTATCCTTTAACGTTGCTGTTCTCAACCTTTCTGGCAACTGCCGTGTGGGTTTTTCTTGGGTAACCCACATGGACTCACCTCTCATTGCACCGGGGTCTTTAACTTCCTCGGGATCTGGTTTTACAAAATCTCCCCCTGCAAACATTGTTTGGTGCATAACCTTATCTCCACTTAAAAACCCACGCAGTATTTTTGTTAAAGCGTAAGTTGTGGTTAA